ATAGCCCAAACACTGTTCGTTTTTTCATTGTTATCCTACGAGGGTGTTTGGGCAGTTGAAAGGATAAAAAATGGAAGATAAATCTAAAACAATAAAAGATGCCATAGAGTTTTATGGTAATCTTGCAATAACCAATAAAAGAGAATATTTAAAAACGGGTGGTCTTTCAGCTATCCACGATCGTGAAAGAAGAAATAGAAAATCATCTAGAAAAGTTTTAATTATGTTTGAAAGAAAAATTAGAAATTTAGTAGAAGCTTATAAACAAATTTAGGGGGAGGGTGGGCCCACAGGCGACAAGCAACGGGCTTGACACTGGTCCCAGATTATGCTATAAAGGCTATAGAAAGGATAAACGATGAAAACTTTAAAAGTTATAATTAGAAATGTTTATGGCAAAGACCTGGTATACCCAGCGTGTGAGAGCTCTAAACTTTTCGCAAATCTACTTAATAGCCAAACGCTAGCCGACGGTGCCCGACGCACCATCAAACAGCTTGGTTATACATTTGAAGTTATACCGGAGGTAAAAAACATATGAACAAAGAAGAGCTAAAGAAAGACGCTTGGTATTACATCGACAATGGCCTGGGACGTATCCGGGCCAAGTTGCTGGAGTCACCGCGCCAGGGAAAAGGATGGAAGTACGCCGTCCTGATGGACGTTAAAGGATCTGACGCTGGGTTCTTTGATGAGATTGGCAGCGTTTATGTTACAGACATCCTGGAGAGCTGTAATGAAGTTTGAAATAACTAATCATGGAACGTTGACCGGGTTTACCCCGGTCGACGACGCTGCACAGCAATGGTGGGACGAACATGTTGAATGGTGCCCGATGTTTGGGGACCAGTATATGGTAGACTCACGCTACGCGGGCCCGATCCTGGAAGGGATAAAGGCCACAAGCGACAAGCAACAAGCGCCAGGCGGCGGGCGGGTGGGCCCACAAGCAACAAGCTTGTAATTATGGGAAATTATGGTATATTATTTGTAGAAAGGATAATTGATCATGAATTATGAACAACAACACAAGAGCTTAAGAACTAAAATTTGCCAGCTAGCAAAAGAAGTTAGAGAGCTAAGAACTAAAGGCAAGAAGCCCTGGCCAAAGATTGCCAGCTTCGGGCTGTATATGGTTTTATTAGAAATAATAGAATCCGATAATAGAGAAATCAATGGACAAAAAGAAAGCAATTGAAGTAACTGGAGGGCTGTCTAAGCCCTCCAAGATGCCCGGCTATGCCTACAATATACCCGCGGCGCGCTGTAAGGTAGGCGCGAAGCTGGCTAAGGTTCCGGGTTCGGTTTGTCATGGCTGCTACGCCCTGAAGGGGCGTTATCGATTCCGCAATGTGCAGGACGCGCTAGAGCGTCGATACAATGCAGCAATGAATAATTCTCAATGGGTTTTCGGGATGGTTTATTTAATTCAATCATCTAAGAAAGACGTGTTTCGCTGGCATGATTCAGGGGATATACAATCTCTGGACCATCTAAAGCGGATCTTCCAGGTTTGCGAATTGACGCCAGAAGTTAGACACTGGCTGCCAACGCGTGAGGCTGGTATCCTTTCTACAATCAAGCCGGAGGATGTACCCTCTAATTTAATTATTAGATTGTCAGCCACCAAAGTGGACGGACCCGCTCCCAAGAGCTGGGCCTGGACCTCTACGGTGACTACCTCCGGCGCATCATGTCCAGCTCCACAGCAGGGCAATGAATGCAAAGATTGTAGACAATGCTGGGACAAAAAGATCCAAAATGTATCTTATGGAAAACATTAAAGACAATAGACTCATACCTATGATAGAAATCCTGGCGGACCTACGCCGGGATTTCTTGGCCTGCGATCCGGGGACCGAGGCACAGGCCGCAAGCTACAAGCTTTACAAATCCTATTTAGATAGGCACCTGGCTGGTGAGATGTATGTTCCGAAATTTTAAAAGCTACAGGCGTCAAGCAACTGGCGACAGGCGACAGGCGTCAAGCGACCAGCTCTTCAAAAAAATTTTTCACTTGATCCCATCCAGCGACTAGCGGGGGGTGGGTGGGCCCACAGGCTACAAGCTCGCGGATCGCGGACCCTGGATAAAGTTTAGGGGACAGAGGACCGGGGGTCTTGACTAAGATATAGCTACCATTCGGATGCCGTGTATGGAACGCAATTTGATGCGGTGAGAAGGTTATTTTTTTACTAGCCGTTACTTTTAGCTCAATCGTAAAAAAGCTAGTCTTTTCCGTATAACACAATAGATCAGGAACCCCTGCAGAGGCCCAACTTTCTAGCCTTATGAACGAAATTGTGGGAAGATTTTTGCGTACTTCATTCCAGAATTTTGACTCTGGTTTCATAGTAAATGTTTAGTGCAAAGTTTGTCTGTTTATGCCGGTTAAATGTTCAAATATTTCTATCTGAGCGGGTGTCATTTTTCGTAGAACAGGAATGATATGCTCCGATTTAAAATAAAGTTTATCACCATCTATGTAATCTTCAGGCCTTATAGGTCCTGCCTGTTCGTCCATTCTTTCTTGATAAAGTTCTTGTTCTGCTTCTTCACCTAGTACTTTTATTTTTTTGTTTTTATCAGTCATCTTTAAACCTTATACTTTTTCCAAAATAAAGAAAGCGGAAATCAGAGGGATTGACTAAGATTTCCGCTTTTGAACAATAAACCGAACCAAACACAATGTCTAATGTTTAGCCCTAAGTAAGGAGAACAACTTAACTAACGTAGGATTATTTAAGAGTTCAAGTGAATTATAGTACATCTTACTTGATTTTACAAGTATAAAATAATATAAAACAAAACATGGGATTACCTAAAATACTAACCGAACAACAACAAAAGTTCGCAATGTTATTGGTCACTAATGAGGGACGAATGACACCAACAGAATGTGCTGTTGAGGCTGGTTATGCAGAAGGTTCAGCGCACGTCAGAGCATCAGAATTAAGAAACCCAAGAAAGTTTCCACTGGTTGTTAAACATATTGATGAGCTCAGAGCAGAACTCCAAGAAAAATACAAAGTAGATTATGGCTCACATATTGCAGAACTTGCTAAGCTTAGGAATGAAGCAAGGGAAAAGGGCGCCTGGTCTGCCGCAATCAATGCAGAAGTAGCCAGGGGTAAAGCCGCTGGACTTTACATAGAGCAAAAGATTATTAAACATGGTAAGCTTGAAGACTTATCTGAAAGAGAACTAGAAGCTAGACTAGCGCAGATTATAGATGATAATAAGCTTTTATTAGAGCATGAGGATATTGAATCTTTAAAAGATAAAGTTCAGCATCCTAAAGAAATGAAAATAGTAGAACCAGAAGAAGACTAAAGCTTTTTCATAGACTTAATACAGCCCTTAGGAAATACGTTTCTATCCCCTAAAGTTAAACCCTCTTCATCATTCTGGTAGTATGTTGCAAAGGTTATAATCTTGTCATCATCTTCGTGCAAAAGATATCCTTCACTTATACACAGCTGAGGTTTCATAGCTTTAGCTTCTTTCTCAGATGCCCAGCCTGTTTCGCCGGATATGTCCAACCATTCAATTCTATGTTTCTGATACGGAAATTTCTTAAACATTACAATTGTTTGTACCAAGATATCATCGTGTATCTTGTTCCTTTTACTTTTTCCACACCATGCATTAGGTTTTTACTATTGAAAAATAGAAGGTCTCCCATTTCTGAATCTATGTGACGATCCTGAATAAAAGTTCTACCCCCTGTATAATCTGAGTTTAAATAACAAATACAAGTGTAGTCATTATCAGTGTCTACAGTGCCATCATAATGATTACCCATAAAAGTGCCATCAGGCCATTTATGGATTTGCAAATAATTAAAACTTACATTGTAGGTCTGAGTTACAAAGTCTATTACTTTGTTTTTTAATTGTATATCTGGTCCAGCCAATAATATGTTTCGGTCTACATATACTTCTGTTAGGTCGGGGTTGTTTTCAAAATAACTTATTATCTCGTCACACTCTTCTTTAGACAAAAAGCTCTTGACCAGCTCCGCTTGATTCTTCATTTCACTCTCACTATAAGGGAAATTTTAGGACAATCCAGTTTTTTTCTGAAAAACAAAAAACCTACGCGCGCCAAGCTAGAGCATTGAAAAGTATTGAAAAATATAGACTTTTGAAATCGTACTCTACCACGTCTACCATGGCCGTGGTAGACTAAAATCGTGCTATTCTTGTTGATTTATATAGCTTTTTCTCACTCTACCACCACTACCGGGGGTATCAGCTATTTTTTTTAAAAAAATTTTTCACTTTCCTAAATCTCCCCTTATAGTGCGGTGGTAGACCCCGATCCACGCACCACGATCCGTGCTACAGGGTACGTCTATGAAATCTAGGGAACTGACCTTCTTCTTTAAAGGTCATATAAGCGGCGTACCAATCTTTTTTATATTCTGCTCGGCAGAATTCCTTTACTTCTCTATCTTTATCTTCTTTGTTAAAGAAGTTTAAAAAGTGGTTCATAGCTTTTGTAGTTAAATTAAACATTATTTTTCCTTTCCATTAACGAAATCTAAATCGTCTTCTGTGTATATATGCATGCGACATTTTTACAGTAGAATCAGGGGTTTACTATTGTTGCTTTGAGATAGCAGATGTGCTAAAATATGCTCAGAAAGATGACAGACATTTACATGAAAGGTAAAAACTTTGTGTATATAAGTGAGTATATAATCTATAGATAGTCAAATGATCAATAATAATATTCACTCTGTTGTCTTTCTTTAATAAGTTTTCAGAATATCTTCTAGAACACCCGCTTGAACACAGGTAAATTTTAATGTTACGTTTTTATCGTAGGCAAATTGTTCTCTAACAGATTGATAGTATTGATTGCAGCTCTCATAAGTATCATGAGTAATAGAAGAACCTATACGAACACATTGTTGGTCCGAGACACCTCCAACACAAACCCAACCAACTAAGAAAAATTTTAACACTAAGCCCTCTCGTAAAGAGGTCTATCGATCATGCCACCTTTGGCATTGAGAGTTCTATCGGGATCAAACATATCGCGAACATCTTCCGGATTGAGGCCGCCCCACTCTGACGCCATATCATCGGCTTCTTGATCCGATAATTCTGTATCATCAAAGCCCCCTAAGATTTTGCCGGAAGCAATTTCTAATTGGTCCTCATCACCTTCAAAACCACGACGCTTGAGAGCTTCTTTGATCTTTTCTTGGTTAATTCTTCCAAAGTATCCACGCTTCTTTTCCTGGCGTTCTTTAATAGCTTCTTCTGCATCATCATCACTAAAGTCTTTGGATTGTAAAATTTGACCTAAAGGGGAAGTCCCTAATGTTTGCATTAATTGTTTTGTCAAATCGGGAGTAGACGCAGTAATACCACCACCAATAAGAGGTGCTGCTATTCGTGCTAATTGTAATATTCCTGCTGCCATTTATAATCCCTGGTCTATTTGACTGTAATACTGATCAACACGGGCTAGAAACTTGTGTTTCCAATCACGCAAGTCAGCTCCCGATATGATAAACTCTTGATAATAATTGTCAACCGAACACATCATAATCATCGCTTTATTTATTTCTGTGCCATAAACAAAATCATGGGCCATACTGTAAGCTGCTAATTGCATAAAGTAGTCCTCGATCCACGCTTCTTGCTTCGGCTTGTTCGTTTGCTTAAAGTCAATGACAGTGGTTTCCCCTTCATGTTTAGCGATTAAATCAGCGCTACCCGCAAATAAATTCGGGTAATACATCATAGCTTCAATACCGTAATACCCCTCTAAACGGCCCTCTAAACCGTTTTTTATGACAGTTTTTGCCATGCTTTCGGCCTGTTTACCAGCCGGAGTCAAATCAGCGAAGTTATTGCCGGAAATCCAGCCTTCGATTTGGTGATGCATCGACGTTCCTCGCGCCGATGCTTCCTGAACTATTTTCTTGGCATTCTCTTTACCAATTCTATTCTTCCAATCTTCGAGAAAAGACTTATCCTTCGTATTACTTAGTATTGTTGTAACAGATGGTAGTGACTGAGCATCGTCAATGCCAGCAACATCATAAGTGCGATAGCCGGTTTCATTATTATTGCTCTGTACGAACGAGCTCGGGTAAGTGTATGTGTTTAGCTTTTCCATCAGGCATCTCCCATTGTATGTAGAGGAGTCTAACCCCCATTTTTTTCTGCATCTTATTCAAGACACGGTTAATTCGATCACCTTTTTTACAGTTATGTGTATCGGATTGTCGAATGCTAGTTGTTTTGACATCAACTAAAAAAGATTCCCCGGTTTCTCGATCAGTGACTACCAGATCAAAAGGACAATGCGGATCAAATGGTTTCGATACATAAAAGCCTAGCTTAGTATATTTCGATGCCGCTTTTAATTCGGCCCACGTTCC